CCGGTTTTCGCCCGCAGGTAAGCGTAGTCGGGGTGCGAGTTGTATTCATCGACAGGAACCGTGATGGCCTTGGCATCCGCGCTAGATGCAGGCAACTGACCAGAGACTAGTTCCGGGTAGTGGAGCGGCGATTGAGTCACCCCAACCTCACCGGCATCCGCATTCTGCCAAGCCGCGCCCAGAGAGCCTGGGATGTAGCCGCTATTAGCTGGATTGGCTCCCACCAAACGCTGGAAAATGGAGCCTGCATCAAACGCGCTTTTTGGTGGCTTGGGCAGATCGGCCACTTAGCTCTCCTTGACTACGGCGCGAGGCGGGGACTGGCCACTGGCTTTGCGGCCTGCGGCGTTGACTTGCCCGTTGAGTCCGAGTTGCTCCTGGTAGAGCAGCCGTTCGGGGATGGTACGGACGTTGTCGGGCAGGACGCCGATGTTGGGGATGCCCAGGATCTCCCAGAGGGTAAAGATGTCCATCCAACCGGCGCGGGCCAGTTGCAGGTAGATCATCTTCTGCTCGATCTGAGCCGAGTTCAACCAACTGCCGGGGGAGATCTTGAAGACGAACCGGCGCAGGAATTCCTTCGATCTGTCCCAGCGGGGGAGCGGGCCGCGCAACAGGGCTTCGGGAGTGAGTTCCCCGGTGGTTGCGTTGTAGTCCTTGTCATGGACGTAGTCGGGCAGCATGGAGCCGGGATCGAAGTCGAAGTCATCCTGCGTTACGCCACCAGGGCCCAGTTCGACCACACGCATGGGCAGGGTGTAGAACTGAGAAAAGTTGTAGGCCAACTGCATGGCCAGTTCGCGGGTGAAGGCTTCCAAGATGCGGGAGCGGAAGCGCAGGGCCGGGGTCATCGAGTGCATGATGGCCTCGACAGAATCATTGCTGGGGATTTGTTTCAGCGTCATTAGCTGAGAGAGATCAGCCGCGCCCGAGAGTTCCTTCATCTCATCCTGAATCCATTTGATGTGGGCCCAGATGGCTTGATCGAGCGGCGGGGGAGTGACGATCTGGATGCCCTTCCCGGCCAGCGGATTCTGGTAGAGCTTCCAGCCCGAGCGGCGGGTGTCGAAGGCATTGTAGTCGGCGCGGGAGACCGAGTTCTTGTCATGGATCGATCCCGGCTGGGCCACTTGGCTGGCATGATCGTCCACCACCCGCAGGAGCCGGTTCAATGAGATTTGCAGGCGCAACAGATCGTGTACCGGGGCCTTGCCGAGCCAGGACCAGGGCTGGGGATTCAAAGTCAGCTTGAGGACCGGGAAGTGGGCGTGCCAGTAGTAGCTGGGGCCATCGTAGAGCTTGTGGTTGGCTACCCAGACGATCATGCGCCGGTTGGGGTAGAGGGCGTCACCGACTTCGACTTTGTAGCTCCAGTTGTTCTGGGCCTTGTACTCGCCGGTCACCTCATCCTTGTCCCACTCGCCCAGGTAGAGCGGCTTGTTGGTGAAGCTTTCGCGCATGTCCTTGCGGGTGTTGCGCCGGTCATCTTTCAGGTAGCAGGTGTAGAGGGTGGCGGTAGGGATGCGCGGGAGTTCGGTGTCCGAGGATTTGGCGTTGTTGCGGAACCGCCAGATGGGAGAGAGAACATCGGCGGCTGAGTCGCGCATCTTGTTCAGCCATGTGATCGAAGAGCCATCGGACTCGCTCTTGATATCCAGCCCGTACTTGTCGCGGATGTAGTTGATGGGGACCTTGCGCTTGACGATCACGCCCAGGCAGGACTCGCAGGATTCGTAGCCCAGGGGGCGGATGGGGAGGACGTTGCGCGGGTCTTCGGCAATGGCGTCGATGTCCTCCATGTCAGGGTTCCAGAACAGGTGCAGGTAGCCGGTGCCGCCCACTAGGTAGTATTTGATGGCATCGGCCAAACGCAGATCGACGTTGCGCCGTTGATACCAGAAAGTGGCCAGCTTGCCGTAGATCGAGGCGTGCTGTTCAAACCGCCGGTTGGCTACCGAGTAATCCCAGAAGGGCTTGGTGTCGGTCAGCATGGCCGCGAGATCTTCGGAGATCTTGGCAATGCGGTTGGTGCGGGTGGAGGAAAGGACGGCCTTTAAATCGAACTTGGAGGTGGTCTCATCCACCGACATGATGGCGTCGATGGCCGCGCCGATCTGATCGTATCCAGGCTGGGCTTGCAGGAAGGCTTCGGCTTCGGCCAGGGCTTCCGATAGCCACTGGAGAGTCGGATCGCCCACGGTGGAGGACTTGGGGTCGGCGGGGTTGAGCGGGGGGATGTTGGGCAGGCGCGGTGGCGTAGGGGGCGCGGCGGTGGCCATATACGGCTAGGTTATCCGCCGCTTACTTAAACTACTTAGTTATACAGAGGGTGTAAGTGCTATTTCACCGGGGCCCCGAATACTCCCCAGCCCAGGATGGCCAGCAGGATGAACATGAAGAAATGCCCGAGGCCGCGAAAGAACGGGTAGGGCTGACCGGGAACGTATTCGCTCCATGCGCCGAGAGCCAGCCAAACAATCATCAGGACCCAAAACAGGACGGCGAGAGTCATTGTCGTTGCTCCTTAAGTGCTGCCGGTATCGCGTTCTGCGGCACCGGAATTGTTGTAGTTGCTGGCCTCATGCACCAGATTCTTCTTCTTTTCGAGATCGCGGATACCGGCAGCGGTGTTGATGGTTTCCCGGCGGTAACCGGCAGCGGCGAGTTTGGGGTGGATGGGCCGGTCCCCTCTGCCGGGGATCTTGATGTCGCCGGTCTCAGGGTTGGTGAAGACGGTGACCGCTTCCGAGGTGTGGATCGCGGAGTCGCCATACCAGAACGATCCCGGCTCATGGCCCAGACCGGCGCAGGGCAAAGGCCAGTCGCCAATCTCAAAGTGCTTGCCGCAATCGGGGCAGATGTTACCAGCCAGCGTAGTCATGGAGTTGCTTTATTACGGTCTCGGTCAACCAGCGGGGGAAGTTGTTCTTGTCCAGGCAGCGGGTCTTGAGGCGGGTCAGCAGGCCCTCTTCCAGGGTGATCTTGACGCCTTCCACGCTGACCGTGTTGAGAGCCTCGACTGCGCGGATCAGTTGCTCTTTGGTCTGCACGTTGCGGCGAAGTAGTTTGGCCAGACGGCTTACCTCGCCCACGGTCAGCACCATGGCCGGTTCATCGAAGGAATCAGTTTGCGGAGCGGGAGCGGATTTGACTGCCATATGAGTGTAAGTTTAACCGTCATCTGTACAGACGGTCCAGCGTCTCAGCCCAATCGGCGCGGATCTCATCGTACTGCATGTCGGAAGTTTGCCAGTCTACTTCGGGAGTGGTGGCTACGATTTCCTGGGTGCGCTCGATGTTCATGCTCCACGAGTTGGCGATCCACAGAGCTAGGTTGAAGGCGCGAACCCTGTCATCGTGGCCACCGGGATTCTCGCCGTAGTTCTTGTCCAGGTTCATGCGGCAGTCGGCAAACTCTTCAGTCAGCCAGGGCGAGTTGACGATGACGTTATCGAGCACCAAATGGCGGGAAGCCTTGACCCATAGATCGCGATTGGTGCGATTGGAAGCGTGCCAGCCAAGAGCCTTGGTGGGGGTGGCGGGTGAATCGCCGTAGTATTCCCAGCGGAAGTGATTGGTGTAGCCGAGTTCTAGACATTGCTGGAGTGTTCCAGCACCAGGGCCGGGAGAAACCTCGATGATGGTTTTGCATTGGTCCTCCTCCTCGCCCGCGTAGAGTCTACCGAGAGTGTTGATCACATAGGCTAAGTCGAAGGCATCAATCGGTGCGGCGAATTCGGCAACCTGCACATCGCGAATTCCGTTGGCTCCCACCCGGATGACCTCGATAGCTCCGTTGTCGGTCTTGGCGTCCTCCCGGCAGCGGTCATAACGGTTCCAGCCGGTACGGCCTACGCTGGGATCGCAACCGAGGACATAGCGGCGGCGGGGATCGGGCGGCTCCCACATCCAGACGATGCCACGAGGATCGCCATCATACTCGCTGGGCTCCATCCTGATTAACTTGCCGCGTTTGCCGATGCTGTAGAGCGAACTGAATGCACTCATGCGGCGATCCTAGAGGCTTCCACCGCATAGGGCATGCCCAGCCGGGACGTGGACCGCATCCGCTCGATGACTTCTAGCGGGAGGGCCGAGCGAGTCGAGTGCTGGAAGCTCTGGGCCGGGGTGGCGCAGTAGTTCGACAAAAAAATGTGGAGCGTGTTCTCTTTTCTGTGGAGTTGGTACTCGGTCTGCCACCAGTAGAGTTGGTTGCGGTTGAGAATGACTTTCTTCCCGCAGTATTCGGGGCTGGTGCGTTCCACCAGTTCGGCGTGCTCGACGGTGGTCTGGTTGGGGGTCCAGTCTTCCGGGGCACTGCGCCGGTATTTCTTGTCTTCGATGTACCAGGGAGTGAAGATGTAGACCCAGTGCTCAAAGCCCTCATGGCGCATGCGGATGTCTTCAGTGAATTCATGCCAGAAGTTGCCCCGGCCATTGGCGGTGGATTCGAGAGCCACGAAGACTTTGGGTGATTGCGGGACGGCGGGCAGGAAGTCGAACTTCAATCTCTCGGCCCATTCCCAGAGAGCGACTTCGGTCATGTGGGAGATGTCGAACTGCTGGCCGGTGCCGACTCCCGCACGCTGGTTGGCCTGCTGGTAGGTGAGGCGGGACTTGAGAGACTCGAATGCGATGTGGGAGTCTTTTACGTCGAACTCGATGGTGGGAGCCAGGAAGGGGGGCAGGTTATCGATGACGGTTTTGTCGCGCACGTATAGCTCGTGGATCTTGTCGATATCGAGAGAGCCAGCGATGGCGCGAGTGTTGCGGAACAGGAGCATGCGGTGCATGGTGATCAGCCGCATGATGGCGGTGGCACCGAGTTGCCGGGACTTGTGCCAGACGGTCAGGATGCCATCGGAGAAACCGTCGCGGGCAAAGAGGGCGTGGATCTCCTCCTCGCGTTTGGCAATCAGTTCCAGGGCGCGTTGCTGGCTGGCCCAGAAATCCATCGGACCCACACCACCGCCGGTTGAGGCATCGAGTTCGATGTTGCCATAGCGGGCGGCGAAGTATTGGAAGCTGGTGCGGCAGAGGACCGTCTCGTCGCGGATGAATTTCTTTTCGTTGGTCGAAAGCGGGCGAGTGTACTTGCCGGTGGTGGGATGGATGAGCTTGCGGAGACGCTGGCTGGCTTCGCGGCAATAATCCGGGGCAGAGGGCTTGGCAACGATACCGGCGGCTTTGAGAGCGTGCAGGGCCTTATCAGTTACGAGTTGCGAGTACACCTAGCTTGAGGCTATCACTCATCTGGAAAAACGTCGGTGGTGTACGACATTTCGGCTTGATCGGAAAAGTTGGGGCGGGTCAGGACGATGCCGCGAGAGGCGAGGTCGGCTTCATAGAGGGCATCCAGCTTTTCGAGCGAGGTGGCAATGCGGTTCAAGTTGCGGATGAACAGGCGCAGGATTTTGATGGTGGCCCACATCAGTCGTCATCCTCAGGGAGGGCCGGTGGGAGGTCGATGACCGGCGTGATGCGGTCCAGTTCATCGATCACCGATTCGACCCCTTGGGCATTCTGTTGGACGTTGACGGTGACGTTGCCCGAGCCCCCGCTCTTGACCATGCCGATAGCGTGGAAGACCAGATCGCGGGAAGCCTTGTCGCCGGGACGCCGCACCGCTCCAGTGGACTCGCAGGTGGGGCAGTCGATCCAGGCCTGCTCGTTATCGCGGCGGGTCACCAGGATCACACCGGCTCCATCGCAACGGGGGCAGCAGATCTTGATCGACTCGGCATCCTTGGCCACATGACCGGCGAGATTCGGGGCGGCATCGATGTAGACGCCGAGGGCATGACTCAACTTGTACGAACGCCAAATTTCCATCATCTCGGTCTGGCCGATGCCACGTTGCTTGGCCAGGGTGGTGATGTTCGTATCCGCTTTGATCGGGTTCACGAGGTCGGAGAGGAACTGGACAACCTTGAGCGAATTGGGTTGCAGGGAGAGAGCGAATTTCAGTTCATCGAGATCGAGCGTGTGGAGGTATTTGTCATAAACCGGATCGAGTTCACCAGTGGTCCCCATCATGCCCCGGCCCTCGTCGCGGGTGAGGCGTGCCAGACCCTGAATGGGGAGTTCCATGGGTTCGCCATTCCAGGTGTAAGCATCGGGCACAACAACGTCGGTGTAGGGTCGGTACTCGCCGGTTGGTTCGGGGGCGGGAGCGGGCCGGGGGACCTCCTCGACGGCATGGATCACGATGGGCGAAGGTGGGGCGGGCGGGTTCTTTTTATCCTCCTCATCGAGGGCCTTCCGCATCTTCAAAATCGTCTTCCGGTTCAACGTGCCCTTGGGCCTCGCCATGGTTACGATCTTACCTTGCGCGGAAGGCCGGATGTTTTGGTGCGGGCGAAGTCGCGGAGTTGCGATTTGCTCATCTTGAGCAGGCCCTGATTCTTCGCGGAAAGTTTGGACGGGGAGTGTTCGGCTATGGCCATGGCCTTCTGTTG